TTACGACAGGGACTTGAGGAAGTCGATCCCCAGGTCGAGGGATCCCGGGCCATTGGCACTAGGGAACCAGGATCCGAGACCCACGAACAGCAGGTCCAGTGCAAAATCTTGCAGCGACATCACGCATTCACCCTTCGATTGAATTCGACACTCACACGTTCACGCCCAGAGACAAGGAGACGGCCTGACCGACCAACAGCGAGTACAGCGTCGGAATCATCTGGGTGACGGTCTGTCCCAACGAGGCGGTGGATTCGGCGATGGAAAGCAACGTGTTACTCCGTTCCGGTCGAGGACGAGTCCATGGACATCGCGTTCAGTCCATCCAGGGAGCCTCCGAGAACCGGGGCGAGTCCTGTGACGAATGTTCGTAGGGCAGTGAAGAATGCAACGGACATGTGGTAACCAATCTCTTGATACTTCGGATGAACGAAACCCCTTCGTGCCGGTGGGATTTGATAGCTTCCAAATCCCACCGGCACGAGTAGAGGGTGACGTCACTGGTGGTGACGTCGTTGCATCAGCGGACGATGTGGAACTTGTTCGCCGACTGAGTGATGGTGGGGAACGAGATGTAGATGTGGGCCAGGAAGTCGGACTCGTAGATGCCGGTGGACTCCCACTGGTTCGCCGGTGTGGTGCCGCTGCCCGGCGTCTCGAGCTTGACGTAGCCGCCGCTGGTCACCGTCGAGACCAGGGCTGACGTGCCCGTGATGCAGTAGCGGCCGTTGGCATCGGTTGTGGTGCTGTAGTCGGCCACGAATCCGCCGCCCGAGTTGTACAGCGTGCCCTTGACCGCAGCTCCGGAGACACCCGTCGCCGCGCTCGGCGGCGCCGCGTTGGCCACCCAGGAACCGCCCGTGTAGACGGTGCCACACATCTGGTAGTTCGCCGTGGGAACTGCGTTCAGTGCGGGAGCGGCATTGGCAACGCCAGTGCCCAGGAACGCCATTGCTGCTGCACCCGCGATCGCACCTGCGGCTGACAGCTTTGTCTTCACCTGCATGCTCGTCCTTCGTTCGGGTTGATGGCCCTCGTGGAGAAAGCTGTTGCATCACATCGCTGCCGGGCCCGATACAGCATCGTGATGCGGATCACGCTAGATCACGAGAAATGAAACTTGTGGCAAATTCGTAAATCTACCGGGCAGTAGGTTTTCCGAATTCATACAGGGTCGAGTTAAGTGCGCTCGTGCTATCAAACGCTCGACAGGCAGCCGCACGGAGTCTTAGTAGAAACACTCACGACCACCTGCACGAATGCGAACTTTCGGAAGGGGGCAAACCGCAGCACACTCGGTTCTTTACTTTTGTACTGCAGTGCAAAGGTAAAGAATGCGCTGAAGGGCGATACGGGGACTTGAGGTAGACGTCCCGCCGTGAAAGCGACGCCGGCCGCGGCCCAAGTCGGGGTTGAGACGCCCGCCGACTACCCCCCAACATCGTTCGCTCGCACGTCGTCACGCGACGTCACCACAACGACCGCGGACGGACTCAGCAAGTCGGTTGGAGTCCGATTCAGACACCCACATTGCGGACCGCGACCGGCCCATGAAGACCTTCCCCCGCCCTCGGCCTACGAACAGGTGTCACCCAAGCGTTGACCTGAAACCCATAAGGGTGTAACGTTGTTCCCGTAAGGCAAACAGCCTCACAACAATTCAAGAGAGTGGGAGCAGAGATGCCCGACAAGTCGGATGTCTACTTCGTAGTAGCAATGACCACCGCATGGTGGTTCGCCTACCGGGAAGGGATAAAGCATCGACTCCGACAGTGGAGGTCAAAGCGCCGCAAACGCCGAGGAAAACACTGGAAGAGATAGCCGAAAGGGGACCGGCCCGTAGCAGCCGGGCCGGTCCCCCACCGGTCAGTCTCCCGCTCTCTCGGATGACACGCAACAATCGAACAAAGGAGGACGACATGAAACAACTGATGACCCCACCCGTCGCGGGCCTGATCGTGTTCACCGGCCTGGCCGCCGCACTACTCGCGAACGACTTCACCCCCACCCGCGCAGCGGTATGGGGCACCGCGTGGGCGATCACCACCGTCGCGATCGTGCGCCACGAACTCAAGCGCCCCGCCATCCGGTCGGAACGATGATCGAATATCTGAGCCGCGGCGAGATCGCCGAGCGGTACGGATACAGCCTCGACACGATCAAGAGCTACGACCGACGCGGATACCTCCCGCAGCCGGACGCGAAGGTCGGCCGGAACTACGGCTGGCTGCCCGCAACGATCGACGCCTGGCACGAGAATCGGCCCGGCCGAGGATCACGCACCGACCTGGACGGTGCGGAGTGACGCGCCAACGCGGGACCGCTGATGTCGTCGCGTGGATCGTGCTCGCGGTGGCGGTCCTCGGGTTGATCGGCTGCCTGACGATTGGCGCGTACGGCGGCGCGCTGGTGTGGGTCATCGTCGGCGGTGTCGCCGGGCTGAGCCTCGCAGAGCGTCGGCGGCGCCGATCGGCAGCTGCCGCCGCTACGATCGCGGCCCGCGCTGATCGCGAGAACGAGCTCTACCTCGACGGCGACAGCACGGGCCTCTACGGGCAGTATCGACCGCCGTCCAACTGATCTGTCGTATCCCGCGCGTACTGTGTGCGTCGTGGCTCGAGGGAAGCGCGCCACACACGAACGCCCCGGCTATCGACCGGGGCGTTCTTCGTTGTCGCATCCTGCTGCGTAACAGGAAGTCCCGAAGCAAAATCCGGCCGAACCGGTCATGTCCGGCGCTTACAGCTGGTACAACTGCCGATCATGGGTAAGAAGCTCCGCGGTTTCATCGTCTCCGTCGTGGTGCCATTGGGCTTTCTGGCGATGTTCACCTTCGCGGGTCTCCATCAATTCTGGGGTCTGCCGCAGTTCGCGGCCGATCGGTTCGTGAGCATTTTCGATGCCTCGAGCGACAAGGATGGTGAATAGCCGTGGCGGTGCTGCGTTCACCTTGGTTCCGGGCATTTATGGCGCTCGCACTCTTCCCCGGACCGATCGCCCTCGGGCTCGGGATCGGCGCGTGGTGGGCACTAATTGCCACCGGCGGCAGCGTCGTTCTCATTGTCCTCGCCGCCGGGATGCTCAGCCCAGATTGACGTGAATCTGGCTTCGGTGTGATCCCGCCCGGCGACGCCAGGCATAGTGACTGGTTGGTTTGCACAGCGGTTGGCCACCACAAACGACTCCGTGTGGACTTTCTTGCTAAACGAGGGGACGGAGAACCCAGTTGGACGGCGATTGTGAAGCGCTAACGGGCCCAGGTGTCGCAGCGCCGGCCGTCGGCGCACCGCTAAGCCTGCTCGTTGACTCCAACGTCTTCATCGCGGCCGAAGATCACGGCGTCGATGGTCACGTGTTCGGCCGAGAGGCCTCCGAGTTGATCCGACTGGCTCAGAAGCTGCGATACCGACTGCTCGTCAGTAACGGGACACGCACCGACTTGTTGAGCGCGGGACCCGATATCCGACGGCGACGAACTCGCGCGCTTGAGAAGTACGATGTCCTGCCTCGCATCGACATCGACGAAGCAGTTCGTTCGACGTTCCCGGACGAGCTCAGCCGCAACAACTTCGCTGATCTCGAGGTCTTGTCCGCGCTTGCCGCAGGAGCAGCCAGCTGGCTTGTGACGAACGACTCGACCATGAGATCGAGAGCGAGACGCGCCGGATTGCAGGCGGCGCTGTCAATCGAGGGAGCTCTGGAGCTCCTCCGACCACTCGTCTCAGTCGAGCCGCCAGTCCCCTCGACGCAAATCGTCAAGGGCTACCAAATCCGCACATCGTCGCCGATCTTCGACTCGCTGAGAGAGGACTACGATTTCGATACCTGGTGGCGTGACAAAGTCTGCGCACAGCATCGAGGGGTCATCGTTCTGGGCGACCCCACAGCCCCAGAGGGAATCGGGGTCCTCAAAGTCGAAAATGACCGCCCGTACGGGTTTCCGAATCCAACGCTGAAAGTCTGCACCTTCAAGGTGTCTGATGAGTTTCGCGGATCCAAGCGGGGCGAACTCTTACTCAAAGCTGTGATCAGCCACGCGCGGCGCCTGGCGGTCACGAACATGTACATGGAGGTCCTACCCACCAAGGTGGACCTACTCGGGTGGCTCGAAGGCTTCGGCTTCGACGTAGCCGAGGGCGCGCGCACGGACCGTGGCGAGCTCGTCATGCGCAAGCTACTCCGTCCCGGACCCAAGGATTCGTCGCCCACCGTGCTGGACCAGGCCGTTGCGTATGGTCCGGGGTTCTTTCGCCCCTCCCGCGGGCACGTGGTCCCGATCAAGGACGGGTACCACTACCGACTCCTACCCGAGGCCGACACCGAAGAGGGGCTCTTTCAAGGGAACGAGGCATGCGGCAACGCGATCCGAAAGGCATACCTGTGCCACGCCCCGACACGCCGCGTTCGCGCCGGAGATGCGTTGCTGTTCCAGCGAACTGGTGATCGTGCTGCCATCACTACGATCGGCGTTGTGGAGGAGGCGTTCGTCAGTAGCGTTCCTGAAGAGATCATCAGGCGCGTCGGGACACGAACCGTCTACACTGCGGAGGAAATCCGCGATAGGTGTAGTGGCAATCGTGACGTGCTGGTCCTGTTGTTCCGATTCGACCGAACACTGGAACCCGCTTGGTCGCCCGAGTCGACGCAGCGCGCGGGGGTGGTTAACGGCTGGCCGCAGAGCATCTCTGAGGTCTCCGAGAGGGGAATGGATTGGGTACGGAAGCAGTTGGACGCGTCGCTCTGATGTCGATCCATCCCGAGTTCGCTCGGGCGATCATGGATGGCTCGAAGCGAGTCGAGTTCCGCAAACGCCCTATTGCGCCCGACGTAACTCACGTCCTTGTCTACGCGACCGCACCCGTGAGTGCAGTCGTATGTGCCTTCGCAGTAACCGGGCAGGAGACTACGACGCCTCGGACGCTGTGGAAACAGTTCCGGAAGGTCGCCGGCATCTCACAGGACCGATTCTTCGATTACTTCGACGGACGCACCCAAGGAACTGGCATCAAGGTGGGGGCCGTCGTTGCTCCACGCAAGCCGCTATGCCTCTCCACGGCGTTTGGCGTGAAGAGGCCTCCACAGAGCTTCCAATACCTAGACACCAGAAGTTTCGCTCGACATTTCCGAACGATGTCAGCACACGGTTAGCCTGCTGTCAGAAGCGGACTTCGGGTCAGTCCGGAGGCTCAAGGCCTTGGTCTCGGTAGTGCTGGTCCATCTCGAGCTGCCAGAGCACTATGTGCCACGCCGCCGTTTCGTCCATGTTCGATTGGACGCGGGCCACCCCTGAACGGTTCCAGAAACGACGAATGCCCCCACCCTCGGAAGGGGTGGGGGCTTCGTCATATCTGCGGCGGCGGCAGCGTCAGATCCTCGAGATGAACAAGTTGAGACGGCCCGCGTCGATGGTCAGATCGCTGCTGTTGCTGGACTTCACGGTCGGCACGACGAATTGAGCGGACGGCACCGTGATCGTCTGGACTGGCCGGTTCCAGGAGTTGCTGCTCGTCGCCCCTGCAACCACCTGATTCGGCTCGTCACCCACCCGGCATCCGACGGACCAGTACGCGCCCCAGCCGACCGTGTACAGCCCCCAGATCAGCTCGTAGGTTCCCGCATCGAGGAAGATGCCTGAGCCGGGCACGCGCGGCCACTCCGTCGCGGCGTTCGCCGTCAGGCTCGCCTCGGTGGTCTGGTCCCGAACCAAGGACACCGGGGCGAGCTGCTCGTAGTAGCCGCCCGTCCGATAGGACAGCTTCGTCGTATCGGCAGCGAGCACGCGGTACGAGGAGATGGACGATCCCGCGCTCGCGTACAGCTCGAGCAGGACGTCGGTACCGTCCGGAACCACTACCTTCGTGGTCCGCGAGCCCGTGGCGCTCGTCCCATCTGTCGTGCTGAGAACCGTGCCGCCGCCTCGGATCTGGACGCCTCGGCTCTGGTTGGCAGTGGAGGACGTCGCCATCGTGCCCTCGGCCACGAACGCCGCGCGGCCACTGACCAGGAGCCCGTTCGCCGCCGTAGCAGCGGCGATGTCGGTGTCGGGGTACTCCGGGTCGATCTTGAACCCGGTCACCTTCTCGTAGGTGTTCTGCGGGAGCTGCTGCGTGCCGGACTTGAGCACGCCTTGCCGTGGAGGGGAGGACGTCCACAGCACGGCGCCGCCGCTGCTGATCTTCTTGACCGCCATCCCGCCGGCGCTGGCCTTCTTAATCTGGCCGACGCCCGGAAAGCTGATTCTGCCGGCCATCACGCGCCCCGCAGATAGATCGTGTTCGCGGCCTCGTTCGCCCCATTGTTCGTTGCAGCGTTGTACTGGGCTTCGGTCCCGACCCACACCTTGAGCGCAGCCGGCGTGCCGTTCTTCGATCCCTGCATGGCGGTCGCCGCTTTGCCGAGGTCGTCCTGCACGCTCTGGGCGAAGTTATCGCGGGTCCAGCCGCCGTTTACGTCGAAGGTGGTCAGAATCTCGGCAGCGAACCCCACAGCAGCCTTGACCGACGGCGTCGCTGGAAACGGCTCGACGTCCGACAGCTGATCGAGATCGACGGCGCCGTCCGCCAGGTCGTCGCCCGAGATCCCCAAGGCTGGCTTGATGTACGCGGACGCGGCGCGAGCGACAGCAACCTGGATGTCCTCACGGAACAGCCCGATCGGCAGGCCGACGTACTCGTCGATGTCGTTCTCGTCGTACGACGCCCCCCGCAGAATCGCCGCGAAGTAGACCGCCCGTCCCATCTCCTCGGTGAAGTGGTCGAACTCGATCACTCCGTTGGCGATCCGCGGATCCGAGGCGGTTCCGGCGAGGTGTCCCGCGATCTTGATCGCGCCCGGCGCTTCCGGGGTCGCGACTGGCATCTCCTGCAGCGCGGTCCGAGCGCGCTGCAGATCGTCCTGCACCGACTGCTCGAGGTGGGTTCGCAGCCACCCGCCCGACGGTGCGCCCTGCTGTGCGTTCTCGGCGGCATCCTCAGCGAGTTGGCGTGCGGCATCAGCGGCCTGAGCCGATGCGTCGGCGGCCTCCGCGAAACCCTCGGCCGCGTCCTCGTGGCCACGGGCCGTCGTCGCCGCGGTCTCGGCGCCGCCGCGGGCGGCCTCCGCAGCCTGCCGGTCGGCAGCGACGGCCTGCTGCAGCGTCGTTGTCACCTGGCCGGCTGCGTCGGCCGCTGCCGTACTGGCAGCAGATTCCGCACCCGCCCGCGCTGTCTCGGCCGCCTGCCGGTCGGCGGCCACGGCCTGCTGCAGGGCAGTTGTAACGATCGAGGCGGCGTCGGCTGCGGCTGTGTCTGCCGCGGATTCGGCGCCCGCCCGGGCCGAACGTGCTGCGTCCTCGTGCTCGCTTGCGGTCTGGGCCGCAGCCTCCGCTGCCTGGCGGTGTTCGGATGCATTATCACGGGCATCCTCGGCTGCGCCTCGTGCGACTGCGGCGGCTTCTGCCCGGGAGCGAGCGTCTGAGCTCGCGTTGTCGGTTGCTGTCCGGTCGGCGCCCGTCGCCGCTCGGTCCTCGCCAGTCGCGGCTCTGTCTGCGGCGGTCGCAGCCGCTGCGGCGCGGGCGTCGTCGGCGTTGGTGCTCACCTCAGCGCGGACAGCGGCAGCACCGTCAGCGACGACGCCCTGCACGTACTGCTCAGCGGCCACAGCCCGGTCCGCTGCATTCTCGGAGCGGACGGCGCTGGCCTCTGCGCGGTCCGCGTTCGCCCGGGTCTCTGACACCACGCCCGGTTCATACTCAACGTAGTTGTCGAGGAGTGTTTTCAGAGTGATCGGCTCGTCCGCATCAGGGATGTTCACGGACCACGACTCGACCCACGCTCCCATGCTGATCTCGAGCGTTGCCGGGCCCGGATCGAGGTTCGTCATGGTGAACGTGCCGTCGGTGATTCTGACCTGGTGCGGAATGACCGGAGCGATCGTTCCTGATCGCGAGTACGCCGGCCGTAGCACCATCGACGTCATCGTCGCGGTGCCATCCCGACGGCCGCCCGCGATGTCGGTGATGTCGGCGTGAAGGTCAGTCATAGTTTCCTCCGTCCACCGGATCTGTTGTGTCGTTGCCGGGGCCGCTCGCGTCGAGGTCCCACCGGTTGACGCTCAGTCCGGACCAGCGGTCACCGCCGAGCACCATCCATCGGCCTTGACCGTGGGCGAATGACACGCAGACAACGATCTTTCCGGCCAGTGCCTCGGGGACAACGATCGTGTGAGAGATCGTGTTCGAGACCTTGATGTACTCGAGAGTGGCGTCGAATCGCCTTTCCGAGTACAGGCGTCGAGTGTCCTTGTTCCACGCGGACAGGTAGATCTGGGCCGGTATGCCTGCGTCAAGGCTGCCCTTGCCGTCCGTGGTGACCTGGGCGTCCAGTCGCCAGGTCCCGGGCTTCTCGATCAGGATCCCGTATCGCTCATCTCCGGAGCCATGGAAGAGGCCCTTGAAGGGTCTCGCGTTCTTCGGCTCTGGGCCCATCGGTGTGTCGAAGGGGATCGCGCGCGCGAAGCCATTCAGGCCGCCGCCATTGACGTTCCAGTTCTTCGACATCACGAGATTGCAGTAGCCCGAGACCTTTTCGAGCTCGTCGAGGCGCCACTCGACGTCTCGCTGCCCGTCGCGGAAGGTGTCGAGGGGTGTGTAGTTGCCAGAGAGCCAGTTGCCGAAGAACTCCCTGATGAACTGGTCGGCCATCTCCCGCATGTCGCCCCAGCCTGAATCCGGTTGGCCAGACGACCACTGGTCAGGTGACGTCACCGTGCACCCCCTTTCGCAAGTTCGCGGGCACCTCAGGCGGCGATTGGCCCGGTATCCGGGCCTCGATCCACTCGAGGAGCGTCCGGATGAAATCGAGTGCCGAGGTGAGCAGTGTTCGGGTCTCGGCGTTCTCGGACTTGATGTCGGCGTTCTCGGACTTGATCTCTGCGTTTTCCGTTCGCAGTTCGCCGACCTCGGTCTCGAGTCGCGTCACTCGCTCGCCGAGTGGCGCGACGAGACGCACCGCGGTGTCGGCGATGATCTCGGCGGCTTCGGCGTCGAGCTTCGTTTCCTCGGTGCCGGCGCGGGAGGCTTCGGCCGCGGCCTTAGATGCTTCCGCGGCGTCCTTGGCGGCGGCCGCGGTCGTCGCTCGGCGCGCGAACATGCCGTTGACGACGGCGCCGACGACACCACTCGCGCCGGAGGCTGCGAGCAGCGCCGCCGCATCCACCGCGCTCAGGCCCACCGGTTACCGCCCGTCGTAGCGGCGGCTGCGATGGCGGCCCGCCAGCTGGTCGACCTGCTCGTGTGACAACACCTGTTCGGGATCGATGCCGACGGTGATCGTGGTGTCGGGGCCACTCGAGGTGTCCGGCAGCGCGATCACATCTGGCTGGACCGGGGCGAGGGACGGAAGCCCCTTCGCAGTGCCGAGGTTGATCGACAGGATCGAGGTGATTGCTGAGACGATCGCGGTCGTTGCGGCGATGGACAGTGCTGCCTGCCAGTCGATGTCGGCGAGCGTACCGGTGGCGGGGATCGCGCCGACGAGGGCACCGACGAACGTTCGGCCGACGCGGTCGGCGAGGTCGATCAGGAAGTTGCCGGAGCTGATCGCGGTCGCGGTCGACAGCGCCAGCAGGAACGAGACGAGCGCGGCGAGCGCGGCCGACGACAGCGCGGTAGTCCAGGACACCTCGAGGATCGTCGTGCCGACGCTGAGGAAGACGAGGACGTTCTGCAGGAATGTCCGGACGGTGCGGTCGGTGAGGTCGAGCCAGAAGGCGCGGGAGTCGATCGAGTGGGCGCCGACGACTTCGACGCCGACTGTGATGGATGCGTCCGAGGTGGTCATGAAAGTCCCTTCGACGGCCAGGCCCCGGCGTCGACCGGGGCCCGGAATGGGTTCGGAGTGGTAGTGCCCGCGACGTCAGTGCGAGATCGGGAAGTGCTGATCGGGGCCGTCGGCCGGCTTGAGCGCAACGGTGCCAGTGGGCGACCAGTAGATGTCGCCGCCTTCGAAGTGCTGGACCCGGTCGCCATTGTCGAGCACGACCTCGTCCGAGGTCGGCCAGCCGAGCGGGCCGTTCTCGAAGCCGCTGCGCCGCCACGTCGCGTAGATCAGTCCGTGGACCCACCAGCCGCGGTCGGCGCTGTATCGGCGGTACAGGGTGCCGCCCTCGAAGTGCTGGACGTCGCCCCATGCCGTCCCGGTCGCAGGTTCGGTGAGGACGGTGTGGTCACCGATCGGGTAGCCGAGCGGGCCGACCTCCCAGTCGTAGAGGCCGTACGTATCGAGCAGCGCGTTCGGCACGATCTTCGCGCCGGTCTGCGCCGACCAGTACGCCTGGCCGTTCTCGAGCTTGACCCACTTGCCGCCGCGGTCACCCCGGCAGTCGTTCTCGCCGACGGTGATCCGGGCGCCGAGCCAGTCGTTCACCTCGCGGATCCGGCGGATCTCCTCGTCGATCGCGGGCACCACGGGCGCCGGCAGCGGTGCCGGGGCGAGGTACTCGGCGAGGACCTGCGCGGCGAACCACCACGGGAAGTTCATGCCGAGGTCGGTGTGATTGCCGATCCCGAGGACCTTGGTGACGTAGTAGTGGTCGGCGATGCCGGACATCCGGCCGCGGTACCGGCCGCCGCCGAGCGCGATGATCTCGGTCGCGATGGTGCCCTTGCGGCGGGCGACCTCAAGCGTGAGCCAGACCGCGATGCGGATGTCGTCGGCGCGGGCCATCCACTGCGCCTCGGTCCAGGCAGCGCGCGAGCCTGCGAAACACAGGTTGTAGGTGTACGGGTTCGCTGCCAGCGCGGACCACGACGCGAAATCGTCGTCGACGACGTGCGCGACGATCCGGTCCCGGACGATGTCGTGGTACGAGGCATTGTTCGCCGGGTTGCCGCAGTACAGGGCGAGGGCGACGGCGGTCGCGTTGCCTTCCTCGGTGTGCCACAGCGCGTTCGTGACGGCCGCGCCGAAGCGGCTCGATCGGGACTGGCTGAGCATCCACTTCTCATCGAATGCCGGGCGCGGGGGCAAGGTGACGGTCATCCGCTGGTCTCCTTCGAATCGGTCAGCGACGCAATAACTTCGGTGCGGTCGCCCTCGGGTAGTTGGCCGATCGCCGCGACGAACCGTTCGGCGACCGTCGGGGCTGCCGCCGAACGCGGCCGGGACTTCGGGATCCACTTGCCCGGGTTGTGGGGGTGGATCGGCCCGGACTTCGGCGGCTCGTACCGGTCGAGCTGCTCGGCGACGGGCCGGAATCCCAGCCGTTCGAGGTGCCGGCCGAGCGCGTTCATCTCGTCGGGCTCGAACTTCGGGGTCACGCCCTCCATCGACGGGTGCATGAACACGTACGCGTACGGGTGCATGTCCGGTGGGATCGCAGCGAGGAGTTCGGCATTGAGATCGGGATCGGGTTCGGGCACGTGGATGCTCCTGTCAGGTTGAGCTCGAGATCTGCCGGACCGCGCCGGTCAGGGTGCCGATGTAGCGCAGTGCGCGGGTGCCGTCCGGCTCGAGGGCGCGGTAGTCGCCGACTGCGATCTGCCATGCCGGTGCCTGGGTGCGGGACCAGGAGCGGCGGCCGGCGGAGATGTTCGACAGCCAGATGCGATTGCCGACCTCGAATCCGGCGCTGATGCCGACGTCGATATGCCGGCCCATCACGTGTGGGGCTGCGTCGTCGACCTCGGCGGCGAAGCTCACGTATCCGCGAGCCTTGTGGAGCCCGACGCGGCCGACTTGCAGCCCGGATGGGGAGACTGCGACGCCGCCGCCGGTCTCGAATCCGGACTTGTGTGAGTAGCGGCCCATGCGGGCCTTGCGTTGGTGGTCGGTGAAGATCGCCCACGCGAGGATGACGTCCTCGACGGCCTTGTCGAAGATGCCGAGCGTGAGCCAGGGCATGCCGATCGCGGTGCCGAGCAGCCCGAGCAGGATGTTCGACAGCAGTTTCGCGCCCTGGTTGATGGCGTCGGGGCTCTTCCCGCCCGTGGTGATGGTGTGCTCGATCGGCTTGTGGATCGTCATCTTCGACCGCAGCCCGACGTGCTGGCCGCGCCGGAGGATCACCCACGGCGCCGTGGGGTCGGCGTTGTTCGGGTCATCGTTCGGATCCGCGATCGTCACCGTCTCCGAGGTGCCGTCGGGGGCGATGATCCGCACGAGGTCGCGGATCGGATCCGCGATGGTTCCGGTGATACCCGCGGCGACGCGCCGCCGGACGACGTCGAACACGAGGGTCGGCCGATCGAGAATGAAGTGGCTCGGGCAGGGTTGCGGATCGCCGGGGAACCACACGTCGCCGGTGAGCTGCAGGCCCGCGTCCTCGAGGGTGTGGATGACCAGGTCATAGAAGTTGTCCATGCGGGAGTCGAGGGCGCACCACTCGGCGACCCCGTCGCGTTCGGCGATGTACGGGATCATCACCATCGGCCACTTGGCGTTGTCGAAGTTGGCTTTCCAGTTCGCGGCGTTCCAGATGTCGAAGAACGGGATCCACCCGGGCTGTTGCTCGCGCAGCAGGTTCCGGTGGGCGTACCCCTTGATCACCTTGATCGCGTTCCCGAATTGGGTGTCGGACTTGGGAAATTGCGCTGCCAGCGGTGCCATCGTGTTCGGCCAGCACTGCCAGTGCTTGGCCTCGTCGAGGATGTGGAGCGCGATCGGCCGCACGACCATGTTGCCGTGGTCGTCCTCGTCGATCTCGATGTCCTTGACCTTGTAACACTCACGTTTCCAGGGGGTTTGGAAGACGAGGAACACATCGTGGTCGACGGTTTGCGCGTCGATGAGCCACTGCGCGAGGTCGTCCTCGCCGGGGATGGTGACGGCGGCTTCGCCGGCGTCGTTGCAGATGTCCTCCCAGTCGGCGTCGTTCTCGCCGAAGACCTCGCCGACGAGCTCGAGGTTCCGGTCGTAGATGAACACCCGGTCGCGTTCGTTGCTCGCGGTCTGTTCCGCCTCGAACCGGGCATCGATGGCCGCGAGGCCCGCGTCGAGATCGACGCTCATGGATCACCCCCAGGGCATTTGGTGGTACCGCGGCATGAACACACGCAGTTCGGCCTTCGTCGGCGCGTTCTCGACACGCACGGGAAGCTCGGTCGGCGGTGTGCCGGGCGGGATTTCGAACTGGAAGTTGACGCCGCGCATCTTCGGCCATACGAACTCCCCCGACGCCGAGGACAGCGTTTCGAAGTTCTGCCGGGTGCGGACCTTCCACACGTCGTTCTGCACAGGGATGGGCACGACGCGGCCCGACAGTGCGTCGGGCAGGAACCAGCGGCCCGGGGTGCCGCCCCACTCCACCCACAGCGGTACGTCCGTCAGGTTCGACACGAGGATGGTGCCCTCGTGTGTGCCGGCCGGACACTTGAACTTCTCGACGTCGATCCCAGATCGCAAGTACGGCCAGCACGCGACCGCAACCATCTCGAGGTCGAGCTTGCGGGCCTGCATCGAGATTCGGCTCGCGGGCTTCATCTGCCGGTCGAGACGCAGGCTGATCGTGCGGGTGCCGCCGGTCTCGGTCCTCGTGTCGAGGTCGAGATCGGCGTCCTTCGACCAGGCGCGGTTCCACGCGGCGAGCAGCTGCTCGAAGTCGCTCCGGGTGCGGCCCTGCAGCCGCACCCGGAAGTCGAGTAGACGTTCCTCGACCTTCGTCATCCTCGGTGTCGAACCGATCTGGTACGCGCGTGATGTGCGTGCCGCGGTGAACGGCGGCGGCACGAACAGCGCGTCGAGGCCGCCGACGATCCACGCATCCTTCGCGAGGTTGCGTGGACCGCCGAGCGGCCACACCGATCCGTCGACCCCACGGGCGCGGACGGAGTCGACCAGGCTCACCGCTGCCCCCTGTCGTAGCGGCGGCTGCGCGTGCGCTGGTTCGACCAGATACCGACCTCGTTCATCGTTTCTCTGTCCGCCTTTCCGTAGACGTGGAACGTGTCCCCCTCGGCGCCGACGGGCGCGTATTCGAGGGACGACAGAGCCGACGCCGGCATGACGTCGGCGGGCGCGGTGGTCGACTGCTGCATCCGGTCGAGCATCGGGATCAGCTGCTCGAACGTCTCCGTCTGCCGCGGCGAGAGGACCCGCTCGGGATGAATGATGTCCTTGAGCAGGTAGCCCTTGCCGCGCGCGATTCCGCCCTGGTCGTAGAAGCCGTTCTTCTCCCAGAACGACCGCGCCCGAACGGGATCGCCGTAGCGGTCCCGGATGTAGTCCCGGCCGGCGAGCCCCTGGATGTACGGATCGGGGTTCTCGTCGGGCAGGTACTGGTCCTTCGTCGAGCCGAGGAACTGGAACAGCGAGAACGCACCCGACTGCGGGTTACGCGCGAGTGGGTTCCAGCTCGATTCCTTGCCGACGATGAAGTCGACCGCAGCCCACTGCTCGCCGGTGTCCCATCCGAGAGGTGCGAACGCCCGCTTGACAGCGTCGACTACGGATTCCGGATCGCCGGCAGAGTCGACCGGTGCCGGGGCGGCCGCCGACGCCGGAGCGGTGCCGGAGTCGCCGGCCGGATCCGGGTCGCCGGTCGGGCCGTCGTCGAAACTGGCCTCGTTCCGTGCACCGGCCTCGTCGGAACGGCGGCGGCCGGTGTCGTCGACGAGCTTCATGCCCTCGAATCGATTCGAGAGCCCCACCATGCCGAGCAGATCGTTGCCCCACTCAGAGAGGAGCGAGGTGCCGATCTGCGCACCGACACCACCCCAGTCGATCTCGGACGCGTACGTGCCGGCCGCGTCGAGATTCGCCTGTGCCGCGAGGATTCCGTCGCGGGCGCCGAGAACAGCGCCGACGATGGGGTGGTCCTCGTCGATCCCGAACTGACGGCGGACCGCAGGGGTGTAGTCGCCGTTCACGATCAGATCCCGCAGCCCGAGGACCGCGTCGACGTACGGGTGGTCTTCCTGGATCCCGACCCGCGACAGTGCGCTGGTGTAGTCGCCCGTCTCGAACAGGTCCCGCAGAGCCATGATCTGTTCCCAGTTCAGGACTGCCTCGGGCTTGCCGGTCTCGTTCCGAACGATCGAGAGCCCGTTCGGGATCCAGCCGCCCTGGTCTCGGAACAGCCCGAATCCGTCCTTGGCCCGGCTCCAGACCGACGACAGCAGCGATCCGAGGCCGAGGATCTTCTCGGACAGGAACGCCGACGCCTTGTCGCGACCGTGGTCGAGGAAGCTCGGCGGGATGCCGAGCCACTCCGGCGGGGGTGTGCCGATCGCGGCGCCGATCCCGGCCTTGATCGGGTTCAGGAAGAAGTCGAAGATGCCCGCAATCTTCTGCTGCAGCCACGACGTCTTCTGTTGCGGTGACGGACCGCCCGCCGATTCGAACGCACCGTCGGCGCCGATCGCCAGGTGGAACAGGCCCGGCGACTTGCCCGCGAAGATCGGTGCATCCGCGCCGACCGCGGGGCCGCCATACGCGACATAGTTGTGCGCACCACCCGATTCGACGTTGGTCGTCGAGTACGGGCCGACACCGGTGAGGGTGCCGGCGGTGTGGCCGCCGCCCGGTCCGCCCGGGTCATCCCACACGCCGACCGAGAATCCTTCGCCGAGACCAGGTGCCCACGGCTGCCCGCCCGGGAACGATCCCGTCGCCCACTTCCACGAGCCGTTGCCGCCGTTGAGGATGGCGTCGGCGATCGCCGACACGTAGCCCGAGCAGTCCTCGAAGCCCCACGTGTACGGGTTGCCGTTCCGCATCTTCGCGGCGCGGTGGCCGTTCTCGAGCTGCGACTGCCAGGCGGGGCGGATCTCGCCGCCGTCCTTGTACTTCGGGAGCAGCCAGTCGAACATGCCCTGCGGGTTGACGTTGCCGAGGCCCTTGACCGCGACCTTGGCGCCGTAGGCGTCAACGTTGTCGCGGCCGAGCTCGCGGATGATCTGCCCGCCGTCCCAGGTGAACGGGACGCCGCGCATGATCATGTCGCGCAGCGCGTAGACGGCGTTATGGCCGCCGACGCGCTGGACTTCCTTCGTGGTGAGCATGTGCTCGCCGTTCGAGCCCCACATCAGCACGTCGTCGGACGTGCCGGTGCCGGGCCCGCGGATCGCGCCGCCGTTGCGGTGCTCGGGGATGCCGGCGAGTTCCTCGGCCTTGTCGAGCCCGAGGAGATCGGCCGCCTTGTTCCAGGCTTTCAGGATGCCGCCGTTCCAGACGGTGTTGATCAGGAAGTTGATCGGCTTCGCGAGGATGGCTTTGAGACCGTTCCACTTGTCCTGGATCCCCCTCACGACCTCCCCGAAGAAGTCGCGGACCTTGCCGAGCGCACCGGTCATCGCATCCCACGCCGGGCGGATCACGTTCTCCCAGACCCACGAGATACCCGCTCCGAGGCCGTCCCACGCGGGCTTGATTGCGTTGTCCCAGATCCACTTGAAGAAGTCGCCGAGAGCCTGCAGCGCGGTCTTGAGGCCGTCCCAGGCGGGGCGGATCACGTTCTCCCAGGCCCACTTGATTCCGGCCGCGAGGCCGTCCCAGGCGGGCTTGATCAGCGAGTTCCACACCCACCCGAAGAACGCGCCGACTGCCTGTAGCGCGGCCTTGAGCGCGTTCCAGGCGGGCTGGATCACGTTCTGCCACACCCACGAGATACCGGCTCCGAGGCCGTCCCACGCGGGCTTGATCAGCGAGTTCCACACCCACCCGAAGAACGCTCCGAGGGCCTGCAGCCCGACCTTCATCAGCTCCCAGACGGGCTGGGCGACGGTCTCCCACAGCCAGGTCAGGATCGCCCCGACCATCTCGAGGTAAAGCTTGACGCCCTCCCAGAACAGCAGGAACGCCGTGATGACGACCGCCAGCGCGATCTTGAGCCCGGTGAATACCGGCTGCACGATGTTCTCGTACAGCCACGTGAAGATGGCACCGATTGCCTCGAAGATCGGCCGGATGAAGTCCCACGCGGCGGCCATTGCAGCCTTGATGCCCGACCACACCGTCTCCCAGATCCGCTTGCCGGTCTCGGTTTGGGTGAAGAACCACACCAGCGCGCCGACGAGCAGGGTGATCACCGAAACGATCGCCATGATCGGGTTCGCCTTGATCGCCGCGTTCAGTGCGCGGACGCCGACGGCGGCGCCCTTCGATGCCGTCGACGCGACGGTCTGAGCGATGGCCCACGCGCGCGTCGCGATGGTCGAGGCCTTCGTGGTGATTGCGTGCGCCTTCGTCGTGATCATCGACCGCTTGGCCCACACGTCCTGCACCTTCACGGCGGCCGTGGCCGCCACCACAGCACCGCGGTAGGCGGTGTAAGCGCCGACCACGAGAGTGACGATCCCCGGGTGCGCGGCCATCAGGTCGGCGAGCGTCTGCACCGCCGGGACGAGGATGTCGCCGATCACGGGCAGCAGCGCCTCGAGGACGTCGAGGAACAGCGACCAGGTGCTGATGCCGATCGCCGCGGAGGCCTGTCCGAGCGAACCGACGATCTGCCCGACCGGTGGACCGAGCTCGACGAGGATGTCCTTGACCGTCCCGAAGATTCGGCCGATCTGCTCGCCCCAGCCGCGCACCATCACGCCGGCGTCGATGACCTTGTTCATCCACGGCAGGTCGACGTCGGCGCCGTCCCCGGCGATCACGCCGAAGAACAGCTTCACGGTGTCGCGTGCCTGCTCGATCGCTTCCCGCGTCCGCAGGATGCGGTCGACGAGCTCGGAGTCCTCACTGACGCCGAGCGCACGCCCGATGTCGGTGGTGAAATCGCCCGTCGCGAACAGCTTCGTCGCGGCGAACAGCGAATGGATGTTCTCGCTGATGGTGACGATCCCGCGCGCGAGACCCGAGTTCGAGAGGTCCTTGCCGGGGAATGCCTTCTCCCACGCCTCGCCGAACGCGCCCGTCGTCAGCAGCTCGAGGACGCCCTTGGTCTTGGCGTTGATGTTGTCGATCCCACCGGTGATGCCCTTGAACACTCCGGGTGCGGCCTTGAACGGCGCCGACAGCAGGGTCTCGCCGAGTCGGCCGAGTGCGGCGCCCATGTTCTTCATCGAGCCCTGGAAGGTGTCGCCGGCGGCCAGAGCGGACCCGCCGATCGACGACTCGAGCGCCTTCTGGAAGGTCTCGAAGTCGATCTTCCCGTCGGAGGCCATCTTTCGGACTTCCTCGGCCGTCTTGCCGGTGACCTTCTGCAGGCCGGCCATGATCGGGATCGCGTTCTCACCCATCTGGGTCAGGACGTCGCCGCCGAGCTTTCCGGACTCGGCGACCTTCATGACCATCGGCGCGACCTCGCCGAAACCCTTGTTCGCGAACGCCGCGGCGTCGCCGACCAGCTTGAGGGTGCGCTGCAGGTCCTTGCCGGGCTTGATGCCGTTCGACAGCGCCATCGCCGCGGCGTCGGCCGCTTCGTTGGTGCCGAAGGCAGTGCCCGACACCGAGGCGCTCACGTCGCCCATCACGGATTTGATCTCGTCGGCGGCCAATCCGAGGCCCTTGAGCTTGGCCTGCGCGTTCTCGATCGCGGTCAGCCGGTTGAAGCCCTTCGTCAGGGCGGCCCCGAGGACGGTTGCGACGGTCGCGCCGACGGCTATCGCCCCGGTCTTCATGGCCGCGCCGATACCGCCGACGAGCTTCGAACCGATCCCGTGGCCCGAGGTCTCCGACTTCGCGGCGAGACGCTGCAGGAACGACTCCGACTGCGCGTCGGCCTTGCTGCCGTCGAACTGCGCCTCGATGCGCTGCACGCGCATGTCGCCGGCCTTGCGCTTGGACTCGGCTTCCGCCAGTGATTTCGATGCCGCTTCGCTGCCGCGCTTCGCCTTCTCGACGGCCTCCTCGGCGGCGGCGAGGCGTCCGACGTCGGTGACGCCCTTCTCGCGGAGCGCCTGCAGCTTCGCCTCGGCGACGGTCTGGGCGCCGGCGGCGTCGGCGGCCTTGCGGCGTGCTGCCTCCTCGGCCTTGACCATCGACTCGAGGTCGCTCTTGGCCTTCGCTAGGCGGCGTTCGTTGATCTTGACGTCGACGTTCTGCTCGATCGGGTTGCCCTGGATCTCCGAGCGGATCCGCTTGAAGTAGCCCGTCATCGACGGCAGGACGTTGAGGAATGTCTGCCCACCCTGTAGGTCGGCCATGGGGCACCCCCTAGTTTTCGGAGTAGCGCCGCGCGTAGCGGGCGCCGAGGAGCTGCGACGAGAGGTCGTCGTGCTCGCGGAGTGCGTCGCGTTCTTCGGCGCGGTCGTGCGCGGTCTCTGGGCGTGGCCGACGTTGCGGCGGCTTGCCGCCCTTGCCCTTGAACTTCGGGCTCGCGCCCCAGATGCCGTGGACGACGTGCTCGAGGAGTTCGGCGACCTCGGTCATCAGCTCGCGTTCGGGCGTCCACCCGATCAGCGACGGACGGTTCGAGCGCGGCGGCAGTTCGCCGCGGGCTTCCATCTCGAGGATCTGGTCGGCGCGTTCGTCGTCGTCGGCGATCGCGGCGTAGTACCAGCCCCCGACGGGGAGGGTGGGGAGCATGCGCAGAAAGTTGTTCCACGGCAGGTCTTCGTGGTCGCGCACCCAGTCGTAGAGGCGCGCGTTCCCGGGCATGCCAAACAGGTCCCGGTCGATCGCTATGCCGTAGCGGTCGATCTCGTCGACGAGGTAGGCCCAACCCTGATCGGGCGGCGTGAGCAGCGCGAAGTGCGCGCGGATGTCGTCGACGAGGTCGGCGAGCTCGCTGATCGGCCGGCGGGCGTACGCGTCGGCGATGGTGTCGGCTGTGTCTTCGTCGACGAGGAGATCGAGGACGTCGTGGATGGAGGTTGTGGTGTCGAGGTCGGCGACGTCGTCAGCAGCGGGCACCTCGACGACGAGTTCGGTTCCGTCGTCCAGAGAGACGAAGAACGGGCCGACAGCCTCGTCGAGAAGCGTCTCGAAAAACGATGCCGTCGACCCGTTCTCGTCTGCGTTCATGGTCAGCGGCGACCACGGCCACCGCGGCGGCGATCGCGGCTGCGGCGCTCGGCGCGGTTGATGGCGGAGTCGGCGTCGAACAGGCCGAAGTGCTTCGACATGTCGCGTGCGATGTCCACGAGCACATCGGGATCGAGCGGTCCGATGTAGTCCTCGAGGTCTTCGTACTGGTCCCCGAGGAACAGCTTGAGCACGCTTCGGGAGGTCTTCGCCTCCTCGATGTCCATCACGGTGTAGCCGTCAGGTTCTTCGACGACGAACTCCGGCGAGTCGGCCACCCGGAAGGTGAACGGTTCCTTCTTCGGCCGGGTGGAGTCGTACTGCCTTGCAGCAGCGCCATTTCGCGGCTCGAAGCTGGTCACGGTGTCGATGTCCTTCGCGCTCACTGCGCACCTCCGTTACGTCGGCTGGTCTTGGGCTTGGGGGCTTCCGCCGCTGCGGTCGCGGCGGCTGCGGATTCGGCCGCGCTTTCGGCGGCGTCGCGGGCCTGTTGGGCGTCGAGCGCGAGCTTGACGTCCGGATCGTCGGCGGCCGCCGATGCAGCGGCAGCGGCGACGTCGGGCACGGAAGGCGACGACTCGGCCGGGGCCTCGCGGTATCCGGAGGCGAGCAGCTGGCGGTGCTCGGTGTGATCGCCCGGCGTGTAGGTGCGGCCGTCGGGTGAGACGAGCGTGACGGGCTGCCAGCCGTCGGCGTTGAAGGTGGGCATCTGTCCCATGAGGGATCAACTCCTCGATCGGTGGTCGGTGGGGCGGTCATGGTGAGCACCGGGCGGGCGGTCGACCGCCAATCCCCGCCCGCCCGGTGCTGTTCAGAGGGCGGACTACTGTCCGCCGGGGGCGGTGCCCTTCTTGAAGCCGGCGTCCTCGAGGACGCGGTCCCAACCGGGGCCAGCGAAGAAGTGCCGCACGGAGACGCCGTGTACGGGGTCGACCATCGCGTTGACCTTCGTCGGCCACGTCAGCGCGCCGCCGGCGTCCGACAGCGTCTGCTCGCCCATCTCGGCGACCTCGCCGCAGTAGAGCAGGCGGGCGAGGTAGATCCGATCCACGCCGGTGTTGAATTGCGCCATCAGCAGATAGCGCAGCCGCAGGATTTCGGCAACAGCGGGCTGGTCGAACGCGACCTCGCCGGTCACCGGGTCGGCGGTCATCGCGGACAGGTCGACACCGAGGTTGTTCTGGATGTTGTAGCGGTTCGCCTCGAGGCCGGTGAACTGGATCCCGGAGACGTCCGAGATGAAGTCGGACATCACCGGGTTCGAGTAGCCGATCGCGTTGATGTCGTCCTTTTCGACTTCACGCGTGAGGGTGATCGCGTCGTCCTTGAGTAGCAGGCCGAAGTCGAACGCACCCTCGGGCAGTTCCGCGAGCTGCGCGCTCGATCCCTCGGTGATTGCCTGGATCGGGTCGACGGACATGGGCATGCCGTAGATGTGCATGCGCTTGGGCTTGAGGATGAGTTCGCGCTGGTGCCGCGCGACCTCGAGCTTGCCGATATCAGTGGGCATGGGTGCCTCCTGGGCATGAGAAAGGCCCACAACGAATGTCGTGGGCCTCGTGGATGTTCGGGGTGTGTCAGCGCCGCCAGGGCTTCGACAGGCTCAGCGCGTAGTAGGCGACGACGCGGCGGACGTCCGGGTTCTCAAACGGTTCCGCCTCCGGCGGGGTATCGACCCGGGACGAGTCGACACCGATCGGCTTCGGCTCGTCCTCGACGTCGATCTCTGCGTCGACGATCCGTTCCATGTAGTTCGCGACCTGCCGAGCCAGCTTCGACGCGGCCCGCGGGTCAGGGTCGTGGCAGACGATCATCACGCGGGGGTAGTCGCTGATCCCGTCGTCGTGGCCGCCGACGCGGTTGATCTGGATCCCGCGCCCGCCCTCGTCCGGGTCCGGCGGCTCGGTGTCCGTCTCGCCGAGTGGCGTGAGGTACGCCATCAGCACGTCCTCGATGTCGGGGAACAGGGTGTCGTCGATCTCGACGACCATGTCAGTACCTCCGCCTCTGGTTCATCGCTCGGATCGCCGCCTCCTGCGCGCGTACCGGCCGCGAGCGGCTGGTGCCGAACAGGGCGGACTGGTTGCCGCGGCGCGATGCGACGATCCGCGAGCCGGGCCGGCCGTCCCAGCCCTTCGCGGGCTCGACGCGCACCTTGTCGGCGAGCTGGCCGGACCGCTTGTGCCGGCGCGCTTCCTTCCGGAAGGCATCGGCGCCGACCTTCGCCTGCTTCGCGGTTGCCGCCTGCACGTGCTTCGACGCCATGATCGCCTTGGCGTCCTTCGACGAGAACCGGATGCTGCCGGGCTTACCGTTAGCCATTGGTCCCCTTCCCGTTCCAGCGTTCGAGGTAGCCCCAGACGTACTCGGCGACGCCCTCGCCGTCGAACCACGTCTGCAGGTCACCGTCGACGTGCAGCCGGTCACCGATCCCATCGACCGCGAGGACGTTCTCCGACGACTCGGGGAAGCCGGGAGGGGCGTAGAGGACCCACCGGGTGTGCCGCTCGAGGGGTACGCCTTCCGCCGAGTCGACGGGCTGGACCGAGCAGCCCGGCCACACTGCGCCGGGCCGCTCGGTCATGACTCCGCGTTTGCCGCGGACCCGTTCGATCACGCGCACGGTCTGATTGCCGAGGTCATCCATCGAGGCCTCCGAAATGCCAGCTCGGTGTGCCGACTCGGGAGATCCCGAGTAGCTGGTGGTGGAAGTCGGTGAAGACGAGGATCTCGCCGGGGTTGGCGAGGGTGCCGCCGCGCGAGACGCCGCCGGTGGTCTTCGTGAAGGCGACGAGTCCGCGGTACTTCTCGGTGTCCATCGCGGTTCGGACCGCGTCGACGACCACGAAGTTGGCGGCCCGGTCGTCATCCGCGATGGCGGACCTGTGCCCGCGGATCCAGATGCCGGCGGCGACGATCATCGCCTCGATGTTCGCGCGGTCCTCCTCGGTCGGGGGACGTCGACCGCGTGTCACTTCATCGACTGTCGCGAACTCGGCCACGCTGCCTCCCTTCGCCCCGTCAGGACAGCGCGGCGATCAGCTCGCGCTTGTCGAGTCCCTCGGCCGCGTCGCGGTCCATGCCGCCTGCGACCGCGTACTCGACCCACACGGCCTTGGGTGCCGCCTGCTTCGGGCGCTCGGTCTCCGCCGCGGCCGGATGCTCGGTGTCCTGGTCGTGCCCGGCAGGCGCGTCGGCGTCAGCGTCAGCGTCGGCGTCGCCGTCAGCCGATGTGCCCTCGCTGGATTCGTCGCCGGAGCCGTCCGGGCTGCGCGTGTCGACGTCGAGGCCTGGCTCGTCGGCTCCGTCGACCGCGACGATGGCCCCGATTCGCAGCAGACGATCGATCTGGTTCTCCGGCGGGGTGAACACAGTCCCTCGGGTGATGCGGTCGCGAGTGCCTGGCGGTTGCCAGGACTTGCTCACGAGCCGGTAGAGGTCGCTCATGCGATCCCCGTGATCCAGCAGGCCGACAGCGGCTCGTCGACACCGATGATGCGGATCTGCGTCATGTCCGAGCGCCAGGACTCGGTCGGGCCGCCATTCGGGCCGCCGCCCTCGGGGTACAGGCCGGTCGCCTCGAGCGGACGCGGATCGGCGTAGAAACCGGTGATGCCTCGCTGCAGGACCAGCACCTTGTCGGTGGGCCAGAACCGCGACTGGAGGACGTTGCAGCTCATCAGGCTGCCGGGCAGCGCGCCCTTGAACCCGATGTGCTCGCTCGCGGCGTCGCCGTTGTAGAGCTTGCTGAATCGGTCGTCGTCCATCAGGACCGGCCACAGTGCCGGATTCATGACGATGGTGTCCGCGACGTAGCCGTAGGGCTCGTTCGGGTTGTTGTCGTGCAGGGCACCGTTCACCGACTCGATCGCGGCGGCGATGTCGCTGCGGGGGTTGCTCGTCGAGCCGCCCCAGGTGTCCGATGCCGGGATCTCGGGGACCCCGGCGTCAGCGAGTGCCTTCTGCGCAAGCTTGTCGTTCGCGCGGATGAAGGTGTTCGTGGTTCGAGTCAGGTTCTTGAGAACCAGCTGGATCTGGTTGTAGTCCTTCATCTCTCGCGAGATTCGGTTCGCCAGACCGAGCTTGTGCCCGACCGCGACCTCAGGCTGGCCCTCGCCGGAGCCGGCGACGGGGATCTCGCCGAACTCGCCGACGATCTCGGGGTCGCCGTCGAGGAACACCGGCGCCGAGCGGGTGAACTGCACGACCGGGCTCGCCGGGCTGCCGCCGTTGCGGAACAGCGTCTCGGCGACGAGGTTGTCGCGGACCAGATCGATCGCCCGAGTCGGGATGACGTCCGGCGCACCGATCAGGTCAGAGACGGTGATCTTGTTGCCGTCGTGGATGGAAACGATGGTCTTCGCCACTGGTACAGCCCTCCTAGAGCCCGAGATCGACGAGGACCGACTTGCCGTCGTCGCTGAGTAGTTCCTTGACCCGGCCGACGATCGCGCCGACGCCTTCGGTGCCGGCGGCCTTCTTCACCGCGCCGCCGCCAGAGGGGACGACGAGGTCGCCAACGGCGGCCGAGCCGTCGGAAACGACCGGGACACAGCCCATGCCGCTCGCCACGGTGACGACGTCGGTCGTCGCGACGAGCACGCCTGGCGTGGACGACGCCGCCGGCGCCGCGTCGGTGAGCGCGACGCCGAGGATCCGCTCGGAATCTGCGGCGGCTGGCTTGACGGTGCGCTTGCCGGTGCCGGGGTCGACGACCTGGCCTCCGGTCACGGCCGCCTCCGCGGTGTAGGAGATGCGGCCCTTTTCGAACTTCACGTTGATGCCGGACATGGTCAGAATCCCTCCAGTGCCTTGTAGGCGGCCGACTGACGGATGTCGCCGCCATTGCCATCACCACCGACGCCGTCGCCGTCGTGGCCGATCTCGGCGACCGGGAACACGTTGGCGGGCATGCCGTCGATCAGTGCCCGGGTCTCGGCCGGTGCCGCGGCGATCAGCTTTTCGTAGTGCTCCGCCTTCGACGGCGGGAACTTGCCGGCCGCGAGCGCAGCGTCGATGTACGCGCGCGTCTCGGCAGCCTCCTGGCGTGTGCGGAACTCGCGGCTCGCGACGATCTCCGACTGCATCGATGCGAACTGGTCAGCGTCGACAGTGACGACGCCAGCGCGGGCCTCGATGTCGGAGGATCCCGACGCGCTCGTGTCCGCTCGCTCGGCGAGGGCCTCGTCGAGCGCAGCGACCACGGTGTCGTCGTCGGCGTCGGCGGCAGTGCCGAGGCGCGTCGCGAGGGCTTCCTTGAGGGTGGGCATGGCGCCCTCCTTCCTGTTGTTGGCCTCTACCGCCTCGGCAGAGGGGATGCGCGGTGCCGGCGCCTGGGCCCGGCCCGCGAAGCGGAACCGCGACAGGTTGAACGTCGCGGCGAGATCACCGTTCTCGGCAGCATCGCCATCGACCCGGTCCGCGAGACCAGCTGTGACGGCTTCCTCTGCGGTGAACCAGGTTTCGGCTGCGACGAGGGCACGCCACTCGTCGAAGTCGCCGCCAGCGCGGCGCGCGTACAGCGAGGTGATCGAGTCCGACATCTTGTCGAGGCGGTCAGCCTCGGACCGGAGGAACGCGGCGTCGCCCTCCGTGAAGACCCACGCCTCGTGGATCATCATCTGCGATCCGGGACCCATGACGATCTCGTCACCCGCCATGGCGATCACTGACGCAGCCGACGCGGCAAGGCCGTCGACATGGACCACGACGCGTGCGTCATGCGCCCGTAGCGCGTTCATGATCGCGATGCCGTCGAACGCCGATCCCCCGGGCGAATTGATCCGCACGGTGATCTCGTCCGCGGTGATGTCCTTGATCTGCTCGGCAATCGCCTGCGCGGAGGTTTCACGCCAGTAGGAGCCGATCACGTCGTAGATCAGGAGCTCGGCGCCGCCGCCCGCAAGGGCGTTGATCCGGCACCACTGTTGCTTGCTCATCCAGCCTCCTTCGGCGGAAAGTCCTTGGCCGGCAAATCCAGCCAGCGCCGTACCTGCTCCTCGAGCGAGCGGTCCGGGATGATCACGCCCGCGTCGACGAGCGTGCGAAGGGCAGTCGCGACCGACAGCGACGACTCACTGATCTCGTCGAACACGATCTGTGGTGCGGCCACCGTCTCGCCGAAGTTCCAATCGACGAGGTCTTCGACGATGTACCGGTTCGCCGCGTCACGGACCATCTCGGCGACCGACTTCACCGCGGTGGTGAACAGGTCGGCCTGCGTCGACGCGAGCGCGTACGAACCGCCTTGGCCGTCGAGGTTCAGGAAGTGCGCAAGTGCGACGCGGCCGATCTGCGCGTCGTGGTACTCGATCGCCGGACGCGGATCAGGAAGCTGACCGGTCACGCCCTTCATCGTGAGATCGGAGCCATGCGGCAGCGACGCCCCGGACCCGTCGCCGGCCCGGTAGGCGTTCGCCATCCTGCGGCCCTTTTCGATGTCCGTCGGCGACGCGTTCTCCGGGTTCGTGTAGACCGGGACGCCCATGCCGTTTCGCTCGATCGTCAGCGCCTCGAGCTTCAACAGCCGATCCTTGAGCAGCCAGTTCTTGTAGGCCGCCCGCAGCATCGACTCGCCGCCCCAGTTGCTGCCCTCGCGCTCGTGCACGTAGGCCACGAGTCGGTCGACCGGGATCGGAATCCGGCCAGCATCCGATGCGCGGAACACCTGCGTGCCGCCCGGTGGCCGCTGCTCGATCGCGATCAGGCCGCCGTCGCGGGCGACCTTGATGTCAGCGAGCGTCGCGGGCATCCGCGGCGCCAACTTCCGCAACCGATACCGACGGACCGCGGGGTCGAACTCGACGACCTGCTCGAAGAACATCGCACCGAACGGCAGCGACAGCAGGGCCATCCGCAGATGCTCCGACCACGAGAAGCGGCGCAGTCGCCGCGGATTCGCCTTCTCCCCTTCCGATCCCACGATCGGCAAGCCGAGCTGCTCCCCGATGTCGGCGACGACCTCTGGATCGGCGCCGGCCGGGTCGAGTCGCCAGGGAGTCGCGAGGATCGGCAGCGTCACCGCTTTGAGCACGGTGCGAACCTGCGCGTCCTGCCGGCGCATCGAGTCGTACGTCTTCAAACACTGCGGCCACTGCAGCTCGGGGACGTCCTCGACGTCGATCGCCCGATATCCCGCGTCGGGATTCGCAACGACATAACCGACTTCACCCGGCGACGGTGCCTCCACCATGCTCACCACGACACCTCCATCAGGTCACCCATGACCGACCCGCCGTCGGGAGCAGGTTCGAAACCCACTTCCGCTGGCGGCGGTACAGCCTTCGGTTCGAATTGGGACAGGCCCCACAGCGCGTTCGACGCGGCGACGAGCTGGCAGATAGTGCCCGATTTCTTTCGCGCCCAAGCCACACCGCCTCCGTCGCCGATCTCCCGAAGCTTCGCCACCGCGAAGGCCTCGACCATCCGAGGGTCGTCGTCGTGGGTGACGAGGCCCTCGTCGGTTGCGGAGAGGAATCCGGCCGTCGATGCCATGACGTCCTGGGGGCGCATCAGCTCTGGCTCGATCCCCGCCCGCTGCAGCGGTTGGATCAACACCTGCGCGGTCGACTTCGGGTCGATCACCACCGCGACGGGATCGCCTGCCTCGACCGCGGCCACGAGAAACTTCACCACCGCGGTCGTGTCAGCCGATCCGTGGTAGCCGAGCTGCAGGTGCGCGCCTTTGGCGGTCTTCGCGGCCACCTGGATCGAGCACGTGCGGTCGCGGGTCTCGCGTTCGGTCGACATATCGACCGAAAGGCACGTGACGCCGAGGAACGTCGGCTCGCCGTCGTACAGGTTCGACCACGCACCGAGGTTGACCACCGGCTTGTCGGCGTCTTCGCTTACGTCCGGCCAGATGCCCATCGCCTCGCGGCGCCACGAGTCTTCGTCGGGGATGTTCTCACGCATCCGCAGCATCGATTCGAGAGGCGTCCTGTGCGGATAGGACGGGTTCATCACCGCCCACTGCTCGCGGTCATCCGAATCCGCGGTGGCGTCGGCGGAGAACTCGACGAACATCTGGTCGCGTGACTTCCCGTCGAGTGCGCGCTTGCGCTTCGCGGTGAACGCTGCGCCATCGTCAGTCGGCCGCGGCGGCGTACCGATGAAGAACAGCAGCGCGCCATGCTCGTGCTTCGCAGCGTTCGTGGATGGCACCATGTCCTCGAGCGCCTTCGTGCCGAGGATCTGCGCCTCATCGAATACCTCGACGTCGATCGCGTCCATGCCTCGACCGAATCCCTGCTCGCGGGCGCCGAACATGATGATCGACCCGTTCGCGAACCGGATTTCCTGCTCGCCGTTCGCCGTCCGGATTCCGTTCGATGCCAGGTGCGGGAGCACCTTCTTGGTCAGCACCATCCCCTGCATCGACCGGAACGTGTTCGTCGTCGTTCGGTTGTGGTGCGACGTCCAGATCACTCGCAGGCCCGGGAACTCCAAGCACAGGCCGATGATCAGATTGCCGACGGTGTACGTCTTGCCGACCTGGCGCGGAATGGACGCGACCACGCCGCCCACCGTCGCCGCGTACTTCCCGTCCTCGCGGCACCCGAGCGCGACCCGACCGAATCCCTGCTGCCATTCATCGAAGGCGACGCCGATGTCCTGCAGTCGCTTGTAGACCCGCGGAAACTGTGACGTGACGATCCCGTCCGGGATGACCAGGTGCCGCGCAACCTCAGATAGCCGACGCGTCGAACCGGTCATCGATCATGCCTGTCAACAGCGGATGCTCCGGATCCAGCTCGCGCAGCGCGGACTCGAGGTCGCGGAGTCGGCCCGGCGCTTCGTCCTCGGCTCGAGCGTCGATCGCCTCGATCTCGTTCGCGATGTCCTGCAGGCGCTTGGTCAGCGACGCCAGATCACGCGGCGGGCAGTCCTTGTTCGTCACGGCATCGGCGATCCGATCGCGCATCGACACCAGCAAGGCACGATGCGAACCGGATTTCGCCGCCTGCGTCACCGTCAGTGGCTTCGTGGGCGTCACGACCTCGTCGTCGGCGACTGCACGCAGCGGGGACTTCTTTGTGGTCATGCGGCATCACCTCCCGTCGGCGCGCGTTGGGTGTGGTGGAAAAAACGCCGGAGAGAGATTCCTGACTGGGGGCCGGGCAGTCAGGAGTCAGGGCCCCGTGCAGATTTCGGGAGGGGGGCAGCCGCCGGAGAACTAAGCAATCATCCTTGTTCGGCGGTCGGCAGCTCTGGCCACGGGAAGGCTTTCGGCCGGCGGCGGCGCAGCACGGGCCGCTGGTGGTCGCGGGATCCGTCCTGGCGTTCCTTGTTGCACCTGCCGTGTAGAAGTCGATCCGCCTTCGCGCCGCCGTGAGCGCGTGCGTGCGAGTGGTCGGCCGCGAGTGACCCGGAGGCGCGGTCGGGTGAGTCCGGGTCGTAGTCCCAGTTCTGCGTCCGATCGCGGTGCATCGGTTTGCCGCACCACCAGCACGGCGTGCCGTCGACGTGCACGCGGAGTAGCGCGTCGCGCTCCTTCTGGTGCTGCCACCCGAGACCACGCTCGGTGGTCGACTTGGCCGTCGATGTCATCGACGAGCCCGACCCACGTGAAAGCTCATCGGTCTCCTCCGATCGGTGCGGCGAGTGCGTGGCGGATGGCGGTGTCGGTGCAGCGCATGACGCGGGCGATGACGTCGATCGGCCATCCGCGCTTGTGCATGCGCTGGATGGCGTTGGGTTCCTTCGCCTCGCAGCCGGAGTCGAATCGGTACTCGGCGGTGTCCTTGAACTTCCTCGGCGCTGCCATGGCTTCCCCTGCGTCGGTGAGTGGTTGGGTCCGCCCGGGCAGCGCGCACCACCGCCGATGCAGATTTCGGCGGATCGTCGTTCTGTGCGTGCTTGGATTCCGGTTCCCCGTGCTCGCCAGACCATGGGTCTGAATGGGGCCGGTGACTTTGACGCCGGGCGGAAGTCTGTGCGCCCGCCGACAAGGGAAGTGTCGGCGGGCGCGTCTCCCCCGGGCGCCGGGTGGCTGCACCTTGGGGGCCGGGACTGCTGGTGGCTGGCCGCGCGCTGTCGAGCGCCGCAGCGGCCGGCGGCCGAGAGTCCCGGTGTTTGGGTACGCGAATGCCCCAACCGGGCGCTGCTGCAACAGCGATGTGTCCCGGTCGGGGCGTTCGTGTGAAGGAGTGGCCGAATGGCCGAAGGCGCGATCTGGTGGGTTCACCTCTCGCGCCTTGCGGCGTCAGCTTAACACGGGGATCGGCCGTCGCAGGTCACGTGCCTTTGGGGTGGTTCAGGTGCGCGTCGAGGACGTCGCCGAGCAGGAACACGCGCTCGGACCTCTTGCCTGCCTTTGCGATCCACACCGGCGCGATGACCTTCTCGTCGGCGAGGTACTTCACGCGACGTTGGGTGAGGTCGGCATACTCGGCGCCCATGGTGTGCGCCATCTGCACACATGCGCGGGCGTTCAGGTTGAGCCGGCGGGCCTCGTCCAACTTCGCTTCGTCGATCTGCCGGGGCGGCTTCTCGGCGGGGCGATCGACCACGGCGACGGCCGAGTTGAAACTGTCGATGATCTCCGTGTAGGCGCGTGCCGCGTCGTCGGTGCGGGCGAGGTGGAATGCATGTCGGGACAGCCAGCGGGCGAAGTGCGGTGTACGACCGTCGCCGGGCCAGGCCAGACTGTGCTCGGTCGCAACGTAGTTCGTCCACTTCCTCAGGGTGCCGAGTAGCTCGTGCGCGTTGTCAGATGCGCGTTCGTTGAACGCGAGGGGCACCTCTTCGTCCTTGCCGACGCGGGTGATCGTCTTGTTCGTGAACGCGGTCTGGCAGGTGATCGCGTTCTCGAGCTCCGCGGCCACCCACTCGACGATTTGATCGAGGCGGTCGACGAGCAGCCTGATCTCGGAGCGGTCCAGGTTCATCTGGTCAGTCACGTGTCACCTCGTCCAGGTACTCGGCGATCGATTCGGTCGCGGCGTTCGCGGTGTCGTCGGCGGCGTGTGGCATTCCCATCGCGATTGCGGGTACGTACGAGGCCATGAACGCCGACAGCCACACCGCGTCGATGATCGTGCAGCGTTGCGGGTACGTCATCGAGCTCACTGCGTCGGCGATGACCTGCTCGTCGCGGATAGATCGTCGGCCGCGACGCTCGGCCCACTCGATGCTGACTGTGCTGTCGGTCATCGGTTCCTCCTGCGGTGGGTTCGGGTGGGGTTGTTGGCCCACATGGGCGGCGTGTGGCTAGGCCGTGGGATGGCCGGGTGCAGCGGGTGCGGCCGTTGGTCATCGGGTGTCAGCGCGTCGACGGACTCGGCGACGTGGCGGGCGACCTTGGCCACTTCTTCGAATGCGGCGAGGAGCGCGGGCCGGAGGCTTAGGACCACGGCCCCCATCCGCTCGTATGCCTCGGTGATCGCGCCCCATTCGGCCTCAGTGAGCGGATTCTGCAGGCGCAGGACGTGAGCGGGGATCTTCCCGCCGGGCCACACCGCCCCGGCGCCGCGATTGCGGACGATCGTCCACTCGGTCCGTGGGATTCCTCCGCGATCGAAAGGTGGGTCCGGCAGGCCGAGGATACGGCGCATTTCGTCGTACGGGATCCGGGCCGGGGTGGTCACAGTTCCTCCATGTCTTCGTGGCCGAATGCACTGATCAGCAGAATGGTTTCGACATCGTCGCGGCCGTTGTCCTCGCGTACGTCCATCCAGCCCTCGTGCCGCTCGACGTGTCCGCGGAACGTGTAGGCGTAGACCTCCGCGAAGTCGAACCGCTCGTTGTCGTCGGTCACAACCACAGTCGACGGTGGCAGTTGCGTGAGAGTCGCGATGAGCTCTCCGACGGTCATACCTTGCTCCTCTCGTCGATCTGTGCGGCGAGTGATGTGCACTCGGCGATGAGCTGGTCGACGGTCCAATGGCGCGAGAGACTCGGGAATCGCTGAGCCATTTCGCGTTCGAAGTGGTTGAACGCGATGCCGGCCGGGCCGACGTGAGTTCCGACGCGCTCCACCAGTTCGTCCAGGTCCCACCAGTCGCCGCCGTGGGTGGTGTCGAAGCCGATCCATCCGCCCTCGCAGATACCGGAGCCGTACGACACGCCGCCGTGCACTTCGAGCTCGTCGACGTCGATTGCAATCCCGTCCGGGATCCGGGCGTAGCCGTTGAGTGCGCAGCCCAACGGAGAGGTGTAGATGCACCACGGAATGCCGCGCGTGAGTCCGGTGTAGAGGCGATCTCGGGCGGGGAATGGCCAGTCTGCGGGAAGCACGTCAGGCAGGCCGAGCAGGGCGCGCATCTCGTCGTAGGGGATGGTCGGGGCTGGTTCGGTCACCACAGGGTCAGCTCCTCGGATTCATGGCCTGGGCGGGTGAGGTTGAGGGCGGTCTCGAGCACCCGGTCGATGTCGTCGGTGCGTGGCCCTCTTGGTTCGTCGAGCGCGCGGAGTTCCGCGACGACGGGGTACGGGAGAGTTCGTGCGTAGGCGCGGAGCTGCTGCCGCGTGACGGCGACCAGGACGTCGCCGAACGCCTCGGCTTTGAGCTCGAGCCGCGGCCCGTTGCTGTTCCAGATGTGGAAGCGACGAGACGGCCCCTCGCCAGTGGGCATCCATCCGTTCGCCTCCGCTGCCCAGCTCGGCTCGATCGGTCCTCCGTGACCGCCGTCGCCGCTCGGGAGGAGTCGGTCGACGCCGGCCCCAGATCGTGCGAGAGCGGGCACGATCCAGAACGGGCTGGCGCAGAACAGGAACGCACGCTGTTGGGCGGTGAGGGTCACGTGAACCCCCTGCGCGTGTAGGCGGCTACGACGGTCCGGTCTCGTGCCTCGATCTGGTCCGAGGTGAGCGGCCGGCCTCCGGACTGCAGCATCGCCCCGAACGCGCTCCGGCATTCGTCGCATGGCTGTCCGACCTCGGGGACCGGGCGCCGGCATCCCGGAAGGACGCAGTCGGGCAGCAACATCGCAGTGCTCATCGCCGCTCGTCCATCCAGGCGGCGGCGTTCAGCATCGCCATGGCGACCGTGCGGGCGTCTGCCGGCGTCAACGTCCACGGGACGCCGGTCAGGGACATCGTCCGACCGTTGTGGTCGAGGTTGATGTGGCCGTGCTCGAAGGCGCGGTCGTTCAGGTTGACCTTCCAGCGGTCGGTTCCCCACTCCGATGTGCTGGGCGGAGTGGGATCGTCGAGGATCCGGTCAACCGCGTGGGGGCTCGGGCAGTCGACGTTCGAGCACTCGATCCGGCCGCCCTCGTGCGCGAAGGCGATCAGCGTCTGGCCGCAGCCCATCGGGCAGTAGCCCTTGAGGTCGGTCATCCGAGACTCCTTCCGAGTGTGTTGATCTGGTCCGCAAGCCAGTCGGTGTAGGTCACGCCGGTCTCGCGCATCGTGCGAAGCGCGTAGCTCGTGTGGTCGCCGCGGCGCAGGTACCCATCGAGGTCGTGCGCGGCCTGCCGGTAGATCGCGTGGACCTCGTCGCGGTTGCGCCAGTCGATCGCGACCTGCTGCCACTCCTGCCGTTTCAGGCGGCCGACGAGGTCGACGCCCCAGCCGAGCAGGTTCGAGAGGCTGAATGCTCGGGTCTGGTCTGCGATCGTGCGGAGTGGGGAGTTCGCCGGGCAGCAGCAGATCGCGTCGGTGGGGTCCGCGGCCCAGAGCGTCGGGACGGATAAGGCGACGTGGCGGTACCCGGCGATCCCCCACTTTCCGCGGGTTGGCGACGCGTACTGCGGCATGAACGGATCCGAGATCAGCCCGCACCCGACGACCTCGAGCCGCGGATGCTCGCCTCGGGCGACCTCGGCGGCCACGTTGCCAGCCAGCGCAGCACCGCCCGAGTAGCCGAGGAGCAGCACGGGATTCGGGTCCTCGTCGATCATCCGGAGCAGCAGCTCGCGGCCGGTGCGCAACGACGCGTCGAACGCGGGCCCGAGCGGCAGCGGGACCGGGCCGTACGACGCGGTCCACGGGACCTCGATCACGCGGAAGCGCGTCGGGTCGAGGCGGCGCATGACCGCCGAGCACATGTTGCCCTGCAGGGGTTCGCCGATGCCTCGGCAGGCGAGCACGGTGATCATGCCTGGTCTCCGATCTTGTTGTTGGCTCGTGCGTTGGCGATCGCGAGGGCTCCGCGGATCGCGGCCTGCAGGCGGGCGGCGATCTCCTGGAATCGCGGGTTGCTTTGTGCGGCGGGCGTGCAGAGGACGAGGTCTTTGCGGATCCGGACGCCGCCGTCGAGCTGGCCGGGGTGGGTGACGATCAGCGGGTTGTCGACCGGAGCCTGGCGGGCGCGGAGGAACTTCTGGCCGTCGAGGAGTGTGCGGGCGATGACGACGGTGTGGACCGGGAACAGGTGCGCGAACGGACGCTGTGGGGTGTCTCTCATCGGTTTCTCCATGCCTTCGCGTCGGGGCAGTTGACCCAGTGCGGTTCGTAGAGGGGGCGGGTGGATCGGCGGACCGCGGCGAGCTGCGCGCCGACGAGGACGCCGGCGTAGAGGACTCCGCCGTGGACGTCGAGCGCGACGGTCCCGGACTTCGCGGGTGTGGCGTCGACGGGCAGGTGTTTCCCGGCCGGGGTTTTGCCCCAGTGGATCTCGGCCCTGCACGAGCGGCACCGGGACGGCGCGGGTAGCTCGGCGCTCATGCGTGGATCGCCTCCTGTCCGGCGAGGGCGACGTCGTAGGCGGATCGGGCGTGCCGGAGCTGTCCGGTGCCGATGCGGGTCCGCCATCCGTCCTTGCGGCGTTCGGCGGGCGAGACCAGCTCGGGCGGGTACTCGCCGAGGGCGCGGGATCCGTTGCCGCGGGGGCGGACGAGCACGGTGCGCATAGTCGGGTCGAAGGCGACGCACGCGCCGAGGATCTGTGCGGTGGCGAGCAGCGCGCTGGGGTCGGCGGCGGCGCGGCCCTTCATGTGCCAGCTCGGCCGGACGACGTCCTCGACGGCGATCGTGACGTCGACGACGAGCGCGGTCCGTTCGACCATCGTGGCCATGGCGCCGAGGACTTCGTGCACGTAGGTCAGTTCGATCGGCAGCATCTTCTCGGCGGCGTTGACGACGACCTGGTGTTCGACGACGTCGCGGCCGATGATCAGGCACAGGCCTGTCGAGCGTCCGCCGGGGTCGATGCCGAGGACGACGGTGTCGGTGGTGGGTCGCATGATGGTCATCTCCTGCCTCAGAACGGCGGTTCGTCGTCGTAGCTGCCTGCCTGTGAGGCGTTGCCCCACGGGTCGTCTGCCGGGGGCCGTTCGCGGTCCTGGTTGCCCGCGTAGCCGCCTCCGGAGCCGTTCCCGGACCGAGAGACCTTGTTGACCTTCGCGGTCGCGTAGCGGAGCGAGGGGCCGATCTCGTCGACTTGAAGTTCGACGACGGTGCGCTTTTCGCCTTCGCGGGTTTCATAGCTGCGTTGTGTCAGTCGGCCCGAGACGATGACCCGCATTCCGCGGGTGAGGGTCTCAGCGACGTTCTCGGCGGCCTCGCGCCAGATGGTGCAGCGCAGGAACAGCGCGTCGCCGTCCTTCCACTGGTTGCTCTGCCGGTCGAAGATGCGTGGTGTCGATGCGACGGTGAAGTTCGCGACGGCCGCGCCGGCGGGGGTAAATCGGAGCTCGGGATCGGCGGTGAGATTGCCAATGATCGTGATGACGGTGTCGCCAGCCATGGGGTGGTTCTCCTAGTTGATGGCGCGAAGCTGTGGATAACTCGATGCCTGCTCGCGCGGAAAGAATTGGTTTCTTTTGGTTTTGGAAGGACTGGGCGCCACTGTGGTGTCGCCTTTGATGCGCTGTGGTGTCGCCTTTGCGCGCTGTGGTGTCGCCTTTGCGTCCGCCAGAGCCGCCACTGCGGTGTCGCCTGTGGATGAATCGCTAACAGGCTGTGGATCATTCAAAGACGCTGCTGTGGTGTCGCCTTCGAGCGCGGAAGGTGACATCGTGGTGTCGCCTTCGGAAGGCGTTGCCGTGGTGTCGCCTTCGTGCCCGTCGACGGCGGTCATGTACGGCAGCCGGAACGTCGTCGTGCGGCCCTTGTACGCGTAGACGGGCGAGCCGTCCGCGGCGAACGCGATCGGCACCCGCGGGTCCGCCCCGACGGCTGCGAGCCGAGCGAACGCGGCCCGCAGCCCGGACGCGGTCATGTTGACCCGCAGTCGCAGTTCCTCGTTCAGTCGCCAGCACGTGCGGGTCTCGACGTCGCACCACTCGGCGATCGCGACGAGCACGAGACGCTCGGGGGCCTTGAGGGACGGCGGTGCACCGTCGAGCACTTCCTTGACCAGCTGCCATGCCATACCGGCAGCACCTCCATTCCCTCTTGCCCTGCTGATTGCCGCTGACCGGTCACGGCGTGCCCCGGTCGCCCCTCTGCTCGAGCGCGGCGCGCATCCCGGCCTCGTCGACGAGCACCTCGCGGGCCTTCGATCCGTCGGCCGCCGAGACGATCCCGAGCACGCTGAGCTCGTCGAGGAGCCTGGTCGCCTTCGCGAACCCGATCCGCAGACGGCGCTGCAGCATCGATGCCGACCCGAACCTTGTGGCGAGGACCATCTGCGCGGCGTCGCGCAGCAGGTCGTCCTCCCCCGCAGCGACGAGCTTCTCGACGTCGAGCTCGTCGTCCTCTGCAGGCGCAGAGACGTCGACCGCAACGTCCGGGCCCGGGTCGTCGAGCGCGGGCTGGACGACCTCCGACGCCGCCCCCTCGGGTTGCGGATCGGCCGGCTCGTCGGGGAAGTCCGTCGAGCCGATGAACGCACCGCCGCCGTACCGGAGTAGCCACGCGCCATCCAAGCGGTCCGGGTCCTCGAGATACAGGTCAGTGTTCGGGCGGTCCGGGTCGTCGTGGTCCCACCCGGATACCGGCGCGATCGCCCCGACCCACTCGTCGCCGATCTGCGCGAGGTGGATCTGGTTCGAATGCCGGCGGAACAGGTGGAGCGTCTTGTCCCGGCGCGTGGCGATCTTGAGCAGCGTCGCCAGATGGCCCGGTGCCCAGGTGGTCCGGGCGGTGTCGGGCAGGTCGTCCCCGGCTTCGTTGCGCGGGATCGGGAGCGGATCGCCCGCGAGGATGCGGTGGATACGCGCGAGCGGGTACCCCTCGATGTCCGAGACCTGGAACTCGAACCGGTCGCCGTCGTCGAACAGCGTCGCGGTCTCCATGACCGTGACGGTCTTGCCGTCGAGGACGACGTCGACCGCGTGCCCCTTGTCGCCCTTCGCGAGCGACTTGAGCGCGCCGATGATGACCTTGCAGTTCATCGTCGGCCACACCATCGGAGGTAGTTCGCCCGCGCAGCGGGTCCAGGTGTGACCGAGGACCGCGCCGTTCGTCGACGTGCCGACGAGCAGTGTCGTCTCCTCGGGATCCTCACCGAAGTGGCCGCGGGTGGTGCGCAGGTGCACGCCCCGGATGTCGGTCGCGGTGAGCACGAGGTCGGTCAGGAGCTCGATGAGCGACTTGGTCGCGATGGTGATGCTCACTACGCACCGCCTCGCGCAGCAGGTTGCCCGCTGGCTGCCTTGATTCGGCCGGCAGCTTCGGTGAGCAACTCCCGGGCGGTGCGGCCGCCGGGCAGCGCGACGTCGAGCATCGCAGCGTCCTTCGCCATCGCCCAGGTCTCGTTCACCCACTCGGCCGAGTCCGCGGCGAGCGCGAAGCCCTCGAGGTCGACGAGCGAGAGCGGCGCGACGAGATCACGGGCGGTCGTGTCGGATCCGCAGCCGAGCAGATCGAACACGAGCCATTCGAGAGTGAACTCGGGGCGCATCTCGAGGCGGTCGACGCCGGGCCGGTATCCGGCGCGGGGCGAGCGGACGCCGACCACGCGCGGTCCGGTGTCGTGCGAGTACCGCACCCACGCGCTGACGTCGCGGGTCAGGGTCTTGTGGGCCTCGATCTTGTAGTCCCGCTCACCGGGGATCGGGCGGCCGTCCTTGTCCAGGGCGACGGTCTCGGTGCCGATCGCCGTCACGACCGCGATGCCCGGGAACGTCTTGAGCAGCCGCATCAGCTGGCCGTGACGGTCGGCGCCGTCGTTCCACAGGTTGCCGGCCTTGATGTCGGCGTCCGGGTCGTCCTGCAGGATCTTCTGCGCGGCCTTCGTCTGCCGCGCGCGGCGGTTGACCCAGTCCTTGATCATCTCCCACTCGGTGGTCATCGAGTCGAACACGAGCATCACCGGCGGCTCCCCGGCTGCCGCGGCCCGCGCGGCGACGGCGTGCACCTGCTCGACGGCGGCGAAGATCGACGGCCACGAGCCGTTGTGCACGACGATCTCGAAGTCGGCGCCCTCGATCGCGCCGTACTCGTCGGCCGACCCTTCGCCGAGGTCGAGCCAGAACGCGCGGCCGACGCGCTCGCTCGCGGTCAGCTCGGCCGCGGCGTACGTCTTGCCGGTCTTCGACGGCCCCTCGAGCAGGATCAGCGGGAAGGGTGGGCGCCCGGTGGGTTTGCGGGTCTGCAGTTCAGTCACAGGTTGTCTCCTCGAAGTCGATGACGGGGGCGCCGGCGGCGATCGCGTGGGCGTTCGCGCGGCGCTGTTCGATCAGCAGCGCGTGGGCACTGCGCAGGCGGGTCTCGGCCAGCAGGTCGCGCTCGATGTCGTCGATGCCGCTGTCGCTCATCGGCGTTCGCCGGTCAGGCGCAGGTTGTCGGGGTGAGTGGCCAGTGGGCCTTGGCTGCCGGAGTAGTGGACGTACACCCAGCGGTCGTCGACGTGCGAGACGATCCCGGTCTCGGCCGGTTTGCCGGTCGCGACGCTGAGGTAGACGACGCGCTTCCCCGCGTGACGCCGGAACTCGTGGAGGCTGCAGGGCTTCCACGACGACTCCGGCGTCGTCGGTAACCGCGGCTCGGTCGGCGTGTTCACGCCCAGAATCCGTTCGCTGCGGCCGTGAACAGCTTCGACAGGTTGCGGAATCCAGCCTTCTCGAGTTGCGCCTGGCTGACCTTGTCGGCGTCGACGGCGTCGAGGAACTCGATCAGCGTCTCGAACGCCTGGATATCGAGGACCGGGCGCGGACCGTACTCGTGATCAGCGACCCACTCGACGTTCGAGTACCGGGACATCCGGGTGCCGCGGTTGAACTTGCGGTAGGTGTCCGGGGCCTTGTCGGAGTAGCCGACCTTCCGCATGGGAACGGCGTCGGCACTGATCTTGCCGCCGTTGCGGAGTGCCTTCGTGATCTCATCGCGCAGGGCCTTCCACTTCGGCAGGGTGACCTCGCGCCACGTGCGCTCCCACTCGGCCTCGGCGGCGTCGACGAGCTTGTCCCACTCGATCTGGCGGGACTTTGCGTGTTCGATGCCCGACTCGGCTGCGGCGCGGAGCTTGGCGACGTTCAGGAACATGGTGCTCATTTCGATTGCCTTTCAGGTCTGTTGGTGTCAGCTGGCGAGAAACGGGCCGGTGATCGTGTCCGTCACCCCGGCCCAGGCGATGCCGCCGAGGACGATGCCGAGGACGATCGCCGCGAGCCACGCCTCGCGCTGGTGGCGCTGTGCGCGGTCGAGGCCGGCGCGGCCGTCGTCGGCAGTCGCGAGGATCGCGGCGTCGCGGTCCTCGGCGAGCTCGGCCGCGATCTCGTCGGGCCAGGCGTTCGCGGGAGCGATGACATCGACCGGTGTGGCCGGGGTCTGGCGGGTGAAACCGAACATGGTTGGGCTCCAAAGGGTGCAGTCGACCGCGCGATGGCCCGAGGGGACTCGCGTGATGTGTCGGTGGGTGGTGTTAGAGGATGGCGCCGGCGAGTTCGGCGGCGAGATCAGCGGCGGCCGCCGGCGTGAGAGTGGCGCGGAAACTCGTCGCGTCGGTGCGAGCGATCAGTCGAATGGCCCCGGCCAGTCCCGGGCGGACGGTGAAGTCAACGCCCGGCGTTCCGACGGTGGCCGCGGCGCCGTGGCGGACGGTGAACTGCTGCGAGTTCCTCACACGATCGATGTAGACGAGTGCGTCCCGTTTGCACTGGTGGTGTCCGCCCTGCTGCTCCCACTCGTCGCCGATGATCAGTTCCTCGACGGTCCATACCTTCCCGGTGCGGACGAGGCGGAACTGCCCGTCAGGGAGGTATTCGACCAGCGCGGATCTTGCGGGGAGGTTCCGCGGCCCGACGGGCGACGCCGCGGCCTGCGCAGCGTCGACGCTGAGAAGCTCGGCAGCGACGGCCTGATCGATCAGCCCAGCGGAAAGCATGCGCGCCACCAATTCTCGGAGCGTCTCCCGTCCACGGAGGACGTCGGTTGCATCAGTCACGGCTGTTCTCCCTTGAACTGGTTCACGAACTGGTCGGCGATCGCCGAGTGGTGGTCGACCAGGGCACGCGCCCGACCAGATGGCGGGATGTGCTCGAGCGCGGCATCGAGCACGCTGTCGGCGGGATGGTCGGTCATGCCAGCGCCCCCGCCGATCCGGTCTCGACGTCGAGGCGCAACGGTCGCGTGCCGCCGAGCTTCCCGTGCATGTAGCGCAACCCAGAGACGGTGATCCGCAGCTGAGACGAGAGCTTCGGCTCGCCGGTGTGCGGGTGCGTGTACGCCGTCGGCCGGCGGCGGACGTGGTTGATGTGGGACTGATACGGCTCGCCGCGGCGATCGAGCACACCGAGCTCGCGCAGCGACTTCGCGAGGCGGTTCTGCCCGGTGTTGATCGCGGGGTCGCGGCTAAGGATTTGCGCGGCCTCGCGGAGCGAGTAGTCGCCCTCGGCATCCGCAAGCGAATCCCACGCGGCAGCGGCGGGCGCGAGTTCTTCAACCTTCGCGGTCAGCGACTCCACTTTGCGGGTGGTGATCGCGAGGGCACGATGAACGATCTCGTCCTCGGTCATCTCCTGGTGTACCGGCGCCGCCTCCGCTTCTCGGGTACGGATAGCGAAGTACGCCTGGGCTGCAGCGACCTCGGGCTTGTTCGGGTCCCCGTTCATCGCGACGAGGTACGCGGCGAAGCGGGATAGCTCGTAATCCTCCATCGGCTTTGTTCCTGAGATTTTCGCCGATCGGCGAAAATCTCTCGACACGTCATCCATCTGGTTCCGCGCTGACGCCATCGCACGTTCGAGTGGATTCTTGAATCTCTCCCAGGTGCCGTATCCCATCAGTGGCTGTAGGCCACGCCCTGACCAGAACTCGGTGCCATCTCCACGCACCTCGCGGAGCCCATCGAACAGCGACTGCGCGTTGTCGAAGAGGTTCAACTCGTTCATCGCGCACCGCCCGTGGTGTCGGACTCGGCGGCGACATGCGCCGCCGAGTCGCACCCGTCTCCTACGCTCTGGGTTCCCACACCAACAGAACAAGGAGAAGAAACATGAGCCATGTCCTCCACTACGGTGGTCATAGCTACGCCATTGAGGGTGGAGCCGGCGTCGTCTCGCGCCTGATCGGCGCGATCACCGCGGCCTGCAGCAACGTCGATTCCGTCGAGATCCCGACTGCAACCGGCAACGTGACCATTTTCCTCGGCCCCGGAATCCCGGTGGCGGTTGAAGAAGTCCGTGAACAGTCGCCTGCCACGCCGAGATGGGGACAGTCCGAGGGTGGCGGCGGTGAGGAGTTCAACGCGCTCACCACTCGTTTCTGACCGGGCTTGCTCGACCGCGGCCTGCCAGTCCGCGCTGATCTGGCAGGCCAGGCCTGATTCACGCCTCAGGACGTCCGCTTTGATCAGGTGGACGAGGAGTCCGTCGAGGAGGTGGTCCGCGATGTCGTAACCGATCTCGCGGATCGCATCCGGCGTCCAGGTGGCGGCGTAATTCTCGCGACTCTGGACTTCCTCGCGCACTGCCTCCCGAATCTGCGCGAGAAGGTCTGGGTCCAACTGTGGTCGTGTCGTAGAATCCGACATCAGATTTCCTTTCGTGGGGATCGGTGCCCGTTCGGTGTTCCAGCACCGGGCGGGCTTTTTCGTGGGATCAGGAAGCGAGTGCTGGGGGCTGCGGTACGTCGCGGAACCAGCTCCGGAGGGTCTCGCGGCTGACGATCACGCCCGTGAGGTCTCGGACCTCATCCGCGATCGCCTGCCAGCTACGACCGGAACGGCGTGCGCTGACAACCAGGCCCCGGAGCGTCTTCCCCTTGAGCTGAACCTCGATGAGGTGTCGGGTAGCTGTGGCCATGGCCGAAAGCTTGCAATGCAAGCTGTTGAATGTCAACGATGTCATATAGAGCGCATTACATCCGCACCAGGTCAGATTGCCAAAATGTTTGCGAACGCGACTGGATGTGTGCAATCATTCGTTGCATGACCACTGCACTGAACAGTTCGTGGCGACCGGCCGATTCGCTCGCCAACCGCATGAAGCTTGTGCGCGCAGAGCTCGGTATGTCGCAGCGCGAGTTCGGCGCCAAGTGCGGAATCCCGGCCTCGCAGATCCAGAGCATCGAGGACGGCAAGAGCCCCCGGGGCCTGGACGTGAAGGTGAAGAAGATCTCGCTGGCGTTCGGCGTCGACCGCGACTGGCTGATGTGGGGCGGCCCCTTGAACGACGAAACGCCCCCGCCCACCGGTGCGGTGGACGAGGGCGACTCGAGCGGTGCCCCCAGTAGGGCTCGAACCTACGACCTGCGGATTAAAAGTCCGTAG